CACTCTGGGTATTCCCCTAGGTGGGGCATCCTACTGTTACCCGCGTATTAATGTGATAAACATATTGACTGCTAACATAACAGAAGCTGTAGCTAAGGCGATCAGTACCTTAGTAATTCGTTCATTAATCTCTTTTACAACAGTTTCAGCATGACTAAGGTCTTCAGCATAATCCTTTTGGTTACGCTCGAACCAATCCATATCGTCTTCCAACAATGCAAGACGTTGTTCGACGGTGCTGCCCTCACGACGTATTCTTCTAGTAAAACCATTCACTACGGACCTACCGTTACGCGGTTGCTCTCTACCTGTACTACTTGAACCCTACCGTCGTAGCTTGCCAGTACAAGTAGTGCTAGTCTCCAGTGTCCAGGTGGTAAGTTGGGTACAGTAAGGCCAACTGTAGAGGAATTGCACCCTACATCAGTTTCTGTACCATTAGCAGGACCCAGGTGTGATAGATTAGTGGGCGATACCCAGATAGCATAAACGAACACGGTTACTTTTTGGTCAGCACAACCACTAATTATTAAGTCTACAGGTTGAAATGGTGTAACCTCATCAGCAAGTAGCTCAATATTAATGTCGTGTAGTGGCTGATTAGGTGTTCGTGCTACTGCGTTGACCGTCATGAGAAGTGACACAACTGATAATACCAGTGCTGCACCTAGCACACCCCAGATTAGTTTCATACGCACTTTTTTACACCTTGCCCCAAGATAGTCCATCCTACCAGCCATTTTAACAACTTTCTCTAACCGGCCCTAACGGATTAGAGCGTACACGCCTAGCAGAACCATAGACGCACCAGCAGCTAACGCGTTAATGAGACGTACCAGGTCCCAGAACTCTTTGTCAAAGTGTTCTTGCTCATTGACTAGCCGCCAGCCTCTGAAAGCTGCTCCTGCTAGGAACCCTGATAGTAATAGAAGTGCTGTTCCCACCTTACCTCCTTAACCTGCTGATACCGTAACTATGCCTAAATCACTCCACAACTGACCGGCAACCGTTGGGTCAGAAGTCGGGAGAGCAGACATATGTACCTCACCAGCAAACAAAGCGTCACCGTCTTTATCGATTGTTACTTTGGTAGTTCCACTAGAATTATTAAATCGCCACAAATCACCTGACTGCCCAGTAAGTGCTTGTACGATACCTGCGGTTGAGCCCGTGGTATTAGGCTTAAGTCTAAGTACTCCACGACCATCTTGTGCGTCCAGGTCATGTGAACGAATACCCGCTAAGACACCCTTGTTATCACCAGAGTAAGGTATGTATAGATTACCGCTCAAGTATATGTGCTCTGAGTTACGCCCAAATAGATATGGTGTCTTAGTCTGTTTACGGTAGGTGTGCGTCCCAACACCTATATCGGTAATGTCTATGGCTGCTCCACCTGACGTGAGGGACAACTGGAAGTCATTTCCTGCCACACCGACTACGTAGTAATCTTCTCCTACGTCTAATGGAGCAGGTGCTGTGTCTGAACTTTCTACAATTACAAGGTCACCGTCGGTTAAGCCGTGTGACGCTATAGTAATAATGTCAGTCCCCGTATTCACAGTAGATGTATCACCAGAAGCAGCTACTGGTGTGTCAAAAGCAGAGCCTACTTCAAAACGTGTGTCACGAATGGTCCAGCCAATTCCATCTGAATAGACAGCCGTACCAGTAAAGTTCTCTAGGTCACACCCGAGTAATCTGATAGCACTAGCGCTCTGACGGTCTACGATAGGCCGACCTACAGCACCCCACGTGCAGTCTATAAACTTTAGCTCGTTAGTGTCTTTGTCAGCATCTTCAAACACTACACCTTGTGCAAGATTACGGAACAAGCACCTCTCAAAGTGTGTGTAAAAGATACCGATAGTGGCGTCTGGTACAAAGCGGACGGCTGTGTGTACGCCAGTACCGAGAGCGGTAGTAGTTGTGAACACTACCCTGTCAAAGTTACAGTGACTGTTTCCTGCGTTAATTTCCACCAGCGTTACGTCAGAGTTCTGGTTATCAATCGACAGCATCATGTCCAGAATCTCAAGACCCTGGAAGTGTGTCAGTGTAGCCTCAGCACCACGGGTAATAAACGTACCAGTACCTGTGTAAGCTAACCGTGTAGACGTACGCCCTGCTCCGCGTAATCGCGTAGGTTTAGTAAAGGATAGTTCGGAAGCACTGAAGCTGCCTTCGTCTAATACAATGGTACCCCCGTTAGCAGGTAACGCGTCATGGGCAGCCTGAATCTGTGTAGCGTCGTCACCGCCACTAGGCTCTAGAGGCTCAGTAACACCAAAGTTGGTAGCGGTTAAGTTACCGTCAGAATCAATGCTGGCTACTTCAACTCCGTCTGAGTCTATCACAGAAAACTTACGTACACCAGCATTGTCGCCTAGCTGTACTGAGTGGTTGCTACCTGAAGTAGAGTTGAACTTCCACGCTAAGCTAGTATTAACTGCACCCTCTAGGTGGTTAACAATATCAGAAACGTGTGTAGCTTCTACTACATCACCAGTAGAGGGTTTAGTTAATGACACACTATTCCCAATCTTTTGTTACGGAAGCTCTGCCTAAATCAGTATTAGTAGGTATGACAGCAGTAGACCTACGGTAATCCTGTACTGCAGGGATTATTAGTGAGGATAATATAGCTTCCCAAAGCCCATCTAGGGTAGCCTGTACTCCATAGGTATGCGCTACAGCCTGTATTGCTTCGTCTTGTAGCTCACTATCACCACTCCACTCAATTGTGATAAGTCTCTTAGCCATTTAAACCTCCTTAGCAGTTGTCCGAGTAGCCTATTTGGAGCCAGTCTGACCCCACCTTAAGTAGGGTAATGGTATCGCTAGGGTGACTCAGGACAGGACAACCTGAGGCTTTAATGTTCCCTGCGCTTCCGCTGACAGTCACGCTTCCCGTACCGGCTTTACTGAGCACAACAATAGCGCCCTCTACACCACCGCTAAGAGTGTCTAGAGTGTCACACGTACCACACGCTGGGGTGACTGTGTGACGCGATTGGGTAACGGTTACTGCATCAGAAGCGCAGATATTTAAGTTAGTAGCCGCTGGCAGGGCTAAGAAGCCACCCTGTAGCTTGAAGTCATCACCAGTTGCAAGGCTTAATTCGTTAGCAGCACTACGGTAGAGTTGGGTATCCCCACCAATTAGTAGTCCACCAGTGCTACCAGTAAGGGGGAACTGGGATTGTCGTGCTGCGGTAAAGACAGCGGCCGAGCCACAAGCTACGCTAATTGTTACCTGGTTACCTCTAAGGGTAGTGTTGACACTGTCTCCTACAGCGGGACCTAATAGTGCAGCATCACCAGAAGAAATAATGACCATATTGTGTGCACAGCCACACGAGTCGTTAGCTGTAATAGCTCTGTTGTTAGCGAGTTTAAGTCCTATATTAGCTGTGACACAACTACTGAAGACGGCATTTCCTGTGACTGTTAAGGAACCTGTTAGTGTAGAACCACCGGCTACTGTCAGGGTGCCATCACCCTGAATGTTACCGCTACTGTCTATGTGTGCTTTCTCAGTACCAGTAGAGTCTAGGACGCTTAAAGCAGTACCGCCTGACGCTTCTGGTAATCTGACAATAAAGTTGTTACACGCTCGCACTCTGAAGTGCCACGATAAGTCAGTACACGCAGCACCTTCTAAATGGTCTACGATGTCAGAAACATCCGTAGCTAGTACGATGCATCCTGTGGAGGGTTTGTTTAGAGCCATGATGTCCTATCCATAAGTTACTCCTGAACCATAAGTAGACACTCCGTAAATTGCTGTGCTACCTAAGCCAGCGAAGGTAAGCTGTGTGATTTCGTATAGCAGCATATCAATATGCTCTACATCACGTACTACCCCACCTAGCTTAGAGGGTATTAGACCAGCACTCTGTACATCAAGCACTCTTACTACATAGGTATTGCCAATACGGTCCTGCATTTGACATCGCTTGTTAGGTGCGAGGTACAAATACCTGCGTAGAGTAGCCCCTGACTGTGGGTCCTTAGCCAACGTATCCCGTAGTGGTAATCCGTCAGCTACCATTACACGTGGTGACCATTTCCTCAGTCTAGGAGGGTTGGGAGTAGCGTGTAGGGTACCGCCTAGTAGTCTAGGTGAAGACCTAGAGTCACCTGTAATCATTGTGAGTACGTATCTAATACGGTTAAACTCTACGGTATCGTTGATAGCTTCTTGTGTCTTGCCATCAGTACTGCCGGTAAGGACAACTGTAGGTACGGTGTCATTATCCTTCATATATTTTAGGATAACGTTTTTAGCACCAGACAGGTTCTCTCCAATGACACTGCCCCTGTTTAGGAACTTGTTGAAAGCCTGAGCACCAAACGTTACCCAAGGGCCGTAAGCTGTGTTGTCGGTAGCTATATCAAATCTGTAGTTGGAGTCTGTCTTAGGGTCGTAGCCTATACGTGGTAGGATGAAGTACCTTGACGTACTACCGTGTCCAATAAACACTACAGGGTTGACAGTGTGTCCTGCACCGGGGCCAGCTACGTCGATAGCGTTGCAGTCGTTAGCACCCAGGTATACCCAGGTGTGAGCGGCGTCACGTACGGGGCTAAACTTCATGATGTAGGTGTTACCATCACCATTTTTAATAGGAAAGTACAGCCACTCGTTATCACCTGTTACGTCTGAAAAGGTGCCTGTAGTTTCGGGGTTAGACTCAGATGTCTCACCTTCTGTACCTGTGTGTCCAGCGATAGGCCAGATAAGGGAGATACTATTATCGATTGGGTTGTACTGTAGCAACCTGTCTCCGTACGGTACATAGATATTACCGTCTACCCATCGGTAAGGATTCTTACCATTGTTAGTGCCGATGTACTCAGTAGCCCACACGTCAGTAGTAGTGCTTCCTGTGTAGCGGTAGAAACCTTCCTGCTTAAACACGTAGATATCATCATCAGCCACAATCATACCCGTAGTAGTGTCAGACGTAGAGCCTACCGTGTCAGAGCCACTCCATGATGTGGCGCTGTTAACACCATCAGGAGTATTCTGAATTGCTGTACCCAGAATCTTCCATAGAACTGCTTGTGCACCAGTACCGCGTACTACAAAGTAGTCTGCTAAAGCATCATCACCTGAGCGGTTACTGGCTACCCACGTGCTGCCGTTAGAACTGTACTTGTAAGCAGCACCATCACCTCTACCTACGTAGAGCACTCCGTCTAGTTCCACCATGCTAGCTGTATAGTCAACGGCATCAGCAGTAGCGTCGTCTCTCTGAGTCCAAGCGTCACTAACAGTGTTGTATTCGTAGATGTACTGTCCTGCTACGCAGAAGTACCCGAGTGAACTGTGGAAGAACTGTACGGGAGCAGCAGCTACGTCTGTAGTGGGTGTCTGTTTAGCGGGGGAGATATAAGCTGTGTCTTCCCAGCTAAAGTCTATACCACGAGAGTAATTATACTTGTGAGTGTTGTGCCCTGTGTGGTCTACACCCGTACCTGCGTTGATGAACCCAGCGCCCTTGTGCCAGTTCTCAAAGGGCATAGCAATTTCTAGCTGTTGTGGTACGTGTTCGTAGCTAAAGCTGTCGGTAGTAAACTGCTGTGCTAAGTCAGGAGCAAAGCCTTCGCCCCAAATCTTCTGACCCGTGTCTGGGTCATCAGCAAGCATCAGCCCAATCTCTGTGCCGTCTACTGTAAGTCTGAAGTCGTAACTGTCATCGGCCATTAATTATCCTTACCTTGAGTACGGACCCACAACAGTACTACTAGGAACATCTTGTGCCCAGTTCTGTATTAGCTTAGGCACCCTGGCTCTAACAAACTGGATACGCTGTACTACCTGTGGTACGTTCTCAGCAGAGATACCTTCTCTAGCAAACAGAATCTCAGCAGCTTTTGCGTACACCAATTCTGCTGTCTGAGTGTCTACCTCCATAGTGTTAGTAACCTGAGTAGCAGCGGTTGTACCTAGCGCAGACAGAATACCCTTACCTACTACACGTAGCTGATAGCCACGTGGGGGAGTGCTCATCAAGGTAAAATTCTGTGTAGTGTTGTCCCTGCGTACAACTTCTAGCGCACGTTCTTCTGGGAAGATTTCGGTAACACGCTCTGTGTCTCCAAAATACAGCCATGCACGCTCCCAGTACACAGTAGCTGCATTGTCAGTAGACGCTACACCAAACTGTGCTGACAGTGTAGCGCTGTTGTTACCTACAATTGTTTTACTAACCGTAAGCAGTTCCCACCCACTACCACCGTGGTATGAACCATTAGTTGTACTAGCATTATCAATAAGGTTAAGTCTTATCTTACTAGTTTCCGTGCAGTATACCCATGCAGCAAACGTCATCTGACGGTCAGCGGCTAGTGCTGCCGTGATACCGTTAGCCATATCCCCTACAACTTGTGTGTATGTACCTGCTGTAGTAGCGGCGACTACCAGCTTGGTAGCTACGTCACCATATTTAGGTACCAGCATGTCATTGTCAGCACGCTCTAGGGTAGACGCTGTGACACTACTGGCAGTCCAGTTAGTTGTTGAATTACCCAGAGGGTCGGTAATAAAGTTCCACTGGTTCTCACAACTAAGAGGGTGTTCAAGGTACACATTAATAGGACCGGATACTATACTGGATGGTGTTGGGAAGGTACGTGTGTGACCGTCACCTGTTAGGGTGTCACTATGTATAAGCTGGAACACGTTGTCAGCTACGTCAAACCTGGCCTGGTCAAGCACTTCAAACTTAACCGAAGGGTCTACCTTGTGTACTTCATAGGTTTGTGTAGAGGCTGTCTGTGCAGTAAACGCCGGTAGCACGGTGATAGTACCACTACTTGCTACGTTGCTAGTAACCCTGCGTATCGCAAACTGGTTGGTAGCTCCTGTGGGTCTTACGTACCTACCAGTAAGTTCACCATTACCGAACCTGCCTAGTGTGGTGTCTACTAACGTAGTACCATCCGCTAGGCCGGCACCTGTAGTGGTACCAAGCCAGTAGTCATCAATAAATTTACTGAAGCCGGTTAATAGTTCTGCTCCGGTTAATGTCATTATAACTCCTTTAGGTAGTAGCTACCCCGACAACCAGCGCGTTTGTTGACCCAGCCGTATTGATGTTAGTAGCCCCTCCGGTAGCACTACCTTTGTACGCACGGGTGTTAGTACCTGCGATTCTAAGAGTAGAGTGTGTAGGACCAGACCCTATAAGGTCAGGACAGAACACTCGTACTTCAGCAGCAGCGGTATCGATTGACAAGTTGTGACCGCCGGGTGTACGGCCAGTAACGTGGATGAACTGCTGGTTGCTACCGTGTGCAGCGTAGAAATTAACTGATGGGTTACCTTCTGCATAGCAACGGTCAGCAACACAATTCCAGCCTAAGTGATAACCGTGGTGGGTGCTATCGTTACCAATACACCTGTATAGCCTTCCGCCTAAGTCAGCTTCGCTGAACCCTGTGGCAACACGCCAAGCGTCTCCGCCTGGAGCCTGGCGGCCTGCGTCATAGGACTCGGAATCAGCAATCAACCAATCAGCGTTCACGCCCTCATCACCAATAGACATTACGTTGTGGAGTGGTGCGTTACGGAACGTAACCCCCTCCACGATAAAGCCTTTCACCCCATCAAAACGTAGACCCTGAAACCCCGCTGAGTTGTTATCCCCGTTCCAGTCGTACTCCCCACCAAACAGGGCTATGTCAGTATTACCACTTATGGAGTCACTATTAATCATCCCGTGGTCGTTTGTACCAGCAGCAAGTGTGTACTTTGCACCGTGCGCGAATATCTGTGCGTTAGATGGGATAACAAGTCGGCCACCCGAGAACTCCCCAACAAGTCGTATAGACCCAACGTCTAGGGCTTCTAGTATTTGAACGTGGTCATCCACACCATCCGTATCGATACCAGCGCGGAGTGTTATCACGCCACCCACTTAGAAGGTTCGCGTACAACGGTAGTTGTGCTTGTTGGGATATACGGGGTCTGTACTGTTCCAGCTTCTGCTTGTCCGGCGTCTACGTAGATGAATCTTCCTGCAGTAGGTGTACCGCTAATGTCAACACGGAAGGTCCCTACTAGGTCACCCGCAGCAGGGGTAAAGGGTCCTAGGAGAATACGCACCCAGCGGTCATCGTTATCGGAACCCGTAATATCTAGCGACTGAGTAATGGTACCCGTAGCGCTAGTAAAGCCAGACGCTACTAGTCGTACTGCTGTAGCATCGAAATCGGCTGGCACATAAACGCTGACTGCGTAGACATGGGCTACGGCAGTTAGCGTCTGCGTACGCTGTACAAGGATGGCACTGTCCTGGTACGTAGCCTTGCAAGAAAATGCACCTTCTAGAACTTGCTCATCAGACTGTGCAATGGTGTTCGTACCACCAGTAGTCCAGCCTGTCATAGCTTCAAAGCTACTATGCAGACAAAGATTAGTAGCACCTGTAGGTGAACTAATAGCGTTGTCCGCACCCATAGTAGGCATTCCCCTGAGGGCCACTAGGAAACGTATTCCTCAAGGAACGATACTGTGGGTGTACCACTAGCAGCTTCCATCCATATAGCAGCAGTAGTCTCTAGCGTAATGCTTTCGCCAGCTTTTAATTCCATGCCCGTAGTAGACGCTACTGTGTCGTCAAAGCCTACGTAGACTGCAATAGCTGTGTCCAGGTTCTTAATAATAACACGCTTACGTGTAAGTCTTGCAGGGACCACTTCTTCTTGTGTGGTACTTAATGCTTCCTGCTCTACATTAAGTGCGTTAGAGTAATAGATTGACGCCATTAGCGCTTACTCGCAGCTTCTGCTAGCTTGAGTAGAGCGTCTAGCTGTGCAGTCTGTAGGGACTCTGTCTTCAGACGGTCCTGCTTACCGCGATACTCTGTAAGCATACGTAGTTCCTGCTTGTGCTTCAGGCGCATGTGGTCATTCAGGTGGAACTCACTAGCGATACCCTGCTTACGGCAGCGTGAAGACGTGATTCCAATAGCCTTAAGCTCTGCCTTTACAGCAGGGTCAGCATCTTCGTGTAGAAGACAGATGACTTCACCGGGGACAAAGACGTTAGTGCTGCGTGTGAACCATACCTGCTTACCCCACTGACCACGGGGAATAAAGGCGTCACCACTAGGGAATCTGTGGCTAAGCAGCTTGGGTACCATGTACGCAGGTACTGGGTGCTGCCTACCGTCGTATGCGTGGTAGATAATCTGCACAATCGAAGGGTCTACAAACCCAGCTTCTGTGCGGATTTCTGTTTCAAGAGTAAGACCGTGCTGTGCTGCGATAGCATTAGAGCCAGCCTCACCAGCGTTGTTGTCAATGCCTGTACCCTTACGTCGGTACTTAGGCGCGTTAGCAGCCTCTACCTCACCGGACGCTACAGCGGTCTCGGGACTGTGTTCAGTAACCATTAATTCCTCCCTCTCATAGAGAAGTGTGCCTTGTTTAGTATACGTTTCCTACGCTCATCGAAGTGGTTGTACGCGTCTGCTATAAGCGTAGAATCTGCAGCATCCTCTGCAATCAGTCGTGCTACCTGATTCTCTGCTCGCATATTGTCAGCCATATCCATGAGCATATCTACGGTGTCACCATCGTTATCACCTAAGATAACAAACAAGCCTACATCTACATAATTGATTGCAGGACCGAGACTCCTAGGAAATTCCATTAGCCTATCCTTACGAACTATCGTAATAAGCTGCCAACGGTGTTCTTCTTTAAGGTCTGAGGTACGTGCGTTAATCTCCCTCAGCATCAACGCACTCTCATCAGAACGTAGAGCATCAGCGAGCGGGAGTAATAGTTGGTCTCCTGTGGGAGTTTGCTCTAGTTCGTATTTACGGCCTATGGCCTTTAAGTTACGCATTAGTCAGACGAGAACAGATGAGCAACATTGTCTTTATCAATGACTATGGGTCCATCATGGAAAACATGGGAACCCTTATCAAACCAATTCAGACTAGCCTTGCCTACGTAACCACGTACATGAGTAAGCTCATTCGTACGCTCGTTGCGTAGACGCCACTTGTCATTATCGGCACCTGCTAGGTTTGCACACAATCTCCAGTGACTATTAGGAAGTTCCAGACCGTCAACGTCATCTATAGTCTCTGCTTTTAACGCAGGGTCTGGGTAGATATACGCGACGGTCTGGCTTCCTTCATTCCTAAGCAGCAGTTGGCCACGTACCGTTACATGGCCCTTCTGCTTAATGGAGTCTACATCACACATTCCAGCTATACGGTCACACAACCACTCTTCACCGTTGAGCCGCCAACGGAACTTGCTCTGACCTGTCTGACGAGCTAGCTTAGCTGCGTAAGAAAAGTCGTAATCTTCAACCCCGCGTGGTGGCTCTCCCAATTACTCATCCTCCGGTGTCGGTAGCTCAGGCATAACCTGCCAACCGTCGTCAGACATTACAACTCGGGACAACGGAGTCGCCCCCAGCTTAACGCTCTTTAGTAGATTAAGTGTGTTGACGTGAGCATCTCGCTCTGTCTCCAATAGCCGGACTATTTCTGCAATGTCGTTTGCGAACATGCTAACCAGGTGGTCGGAAACGCTTGCCAATGTAAACTCCTTTGACTAATCGCTTAAATTACTGTTAGACTACGGAATAATACTCAGTGTACCAACGCAGCAGCAACAACCGCTAAGAGCGACATACACCATTCCTGATGTAAGACACGCTGCAGATGTCGGTAGCCCGTCCAGCGTCAGACTGGTACAACTTGTATCAATACTCGTGGTACCAACCACGGTGAGCCCTCCGGCACTTGCCGTGAAAGCTCCCGTGGCACTAAGCGTACCTGTGACCGCGAGACCACCAGTAGTGAATCTAGCGCGGCTAGTTCCGGCGACATTGATGTCATACTGACTGCCGACGTTAGCCGTCGAGCTAACATGGCCGCCGGTGTATCGTGGTCCAGGCATTAGTTGTCTCTACCTGCACGAATGTAGATGTAATCCATATCCACATTCATAGCGCCAGTACCTTCAGTAATGACCATAACAGGGTAGAGAGCTACGTCTGCAACTACAGCGGTTGTACCGTTGTAGGTATAGACAGCCTTACCGTCTACGCTAAACTCTACGAACTTAGCACCATCCGAAATCATCATACCGAGGGTGTGCCACCCGTCAGCAGTAATAGCGGCGTGAGTCCGCTCTACTGCGGTGAGTGCATTGGTAGCGTTACCAACTACCACAACATCAGTATTCTGTGACGCTGGCTGCCAGTAATCCCCGGTCATATCACCTTCCCAGAAGAAGCCAATAGCGTCATCAGGGTCAGCAACGGCAGTAACTACTGTAGTAGCACCAGTGAATGGCATCTCACTAAGAGTGTCTTCCTGAACATCGGTAAAGCCTACGAACACTCGTTCTGAGGCTGTACCTAGTGCAGAAATCTTGACTCGTGCCTCTAGGTAGAGGTAGTTGTCGTGAGCACTCCAGTGTGTAGCACCAAAACCAATACCACCAACGTTGGCCTGACCTGCATCGCCCGTGATACGCATAACGCCACCAATACCAGCGGCTACAATCTGTACTGCTGGGTCTGTGTCTACTGCGTACTCAGGCTTGTCTGCTGCAGCATCATAAAGGAAATCTTCAAAGAACTCGATTTCGCCACGAGGGCTATCTGTTGACATTTAACCCTCCTTAAGAAGTCGGCGCAGTCGAGTCAGCGGTGATGGCGTAAAGCCATGCTTGCTGTCGAATGCCCGTTGCGTACTCATCGTACATGTACATGATGTCAGAACCACCACCGTAAGCCTCATCACGTACGGTTACTGCTCGTGGCGAGTAGCCTTCTACGTGAACGATAGCGTCACGGCCAAACGCAATTGCGATAGCGTCATCGGAACCGTCAACTGTAAGGTTGTCATCGGTGAATACTTCCATGTTGAATAGAGTCCCGCTAAAGCCACGTCGGAACGTGTCTTCGGTGAGACCAGCAGGAATTGTGTAAGTACCAATACCCGCAACAATCTCGTCCTGTAGGTCCTTCACGTGGAAGGAAGTAGCTACGAGATACTTGGGCATATCGGAACCATGCTCAGTAGTGTTACCCGTAATACGAGCACTAGCTGCTGACACAAGTCCTGATGTCATTGGGTTGTTAGCTGTACCAAGGTCAGTAGTAGCTGATGCACCAATGGCTAGAAGGTTCTTGTCCTTCTTTGTGTTCATGGCCTTCTGCCCAAGGGAGCCCATGAGTGCGGCAACGTTCTTAGAGATACGTCGCTTAGCACGGTCTGTTACTTTAATCGCCAGGCCAACCTGCGCAGGTGTGATGCTGAACAGGGTGTCTACCATCTGCTGGTAGTTCTCTAGCTTGGTCGATTCTGTGATGTCCTGGGCCGTAAGCTGGGATAGAGCAATCTCATTCCAGTTAAGGCCTTCGCCCTCACCTAATCGCTGTCGGTCTACTAGTCTGGGCATAACACCCGCGAATTCGCGGACGATACGAGCAGACTGAATAACTGTTGGCAAACTATCGGAGAGGACGCCTACATTAGTTACGCCTGACGGCATGTAGTATCCTTCCTACTAATCAAACTAAACGTTTACGCCCATACTGCGGAGAAGTGCTACGCCTTCGTCTAGGGTCTTTGCAGAGCCTAGTCTGTCTGCTGCATCTCCCGATGCACTAGCGCCATTTGGGCTACCTGCGCCAGCACTTTTCTTAGCCGCCTGCCTGCGGGTTGTAGCCTGTGCTGTCTCTACTGCTTTGTCGGCAATGTCTAGAAGTTCATCTAGAGTACCGCCACGCACTAGGACTGCACTAGCTTGTTTCCAGTCATAGTCAGTATCGGGGTTAAGTCCTGCACGTTCTAGCTGACGAACAACCGCTCGTTCGTAGACTTGAACAGTCTCAGGACTAAGCCCGTTTGGTAGACTGGATTGCGGTTGTGGTACTTCTCGGGGCTTTAGTTCCTCGATAAGCTCACTACGCAAGGAGGCTTTTTCAGCAGCCCTCTGTGAAGTGCTGTAGGCTTCTCGTACACGCTGCTTAGTAGCAGGGTCTAGAGCGGTGTCGTCGATGTTCTCTACGACACTAGCCAGCAGTTCTGTTACGCTGCCGAATTGCTTATTAATCTGGTCCACTACATCGTTCTTGTTAGCGTTCCCCTCAACCTCTGCAAGCTTAGCTTCGAGGGATTGGATACGCCCTACCGAACGACGTAGGTCTGCGGCTACACTGTCAAGGCTCTTAAGTCTTTCGACTTCTGCCTTGAGTAGTGCCATTTCATCAGGGGGTTCAGGCTCGGGCTCTGGTTCAACTTCCGGAGCTTCTTCCTCTACGGGTTCTGGCTCTAGTTCTAGGTCAAAATCAGTTGGCATCTTACCTCCTTCAGAGAGCACGTAGCTGTCTTCATTTAATATACCACTATTTATTCTAGGTTGTCAACACTGTTTACGGGAAATCCATTCTCTTGCAGGGAAACTCTTGCTTGTCTAGTTTGCGGCTTTGTGACTCTACCAGTTAGGATTAGAGCAATGTCTACTTCTGGGTTACGTCTGCGTATGATTTGCTTCTGTCTATTAGCTACTTTCTGTACCCGACTAATAAACCTGGTTAGGTTAGCCGCTGTCCTAGTGTCACCATTTACAAGAGCAAAGTTTCTTTCTTGGATAAGGTCCCCAAAAGAATCTATACCTTGGGGCATACGCGCACGCAGCTTGTTGAACGCTACGTCATTCTGGTCGTAGTAACCAGAACCACTAACAATGTCTCGCTGGTCGTAATACCACTGAACACTGGGGTCGTGGAGTGTACGCTTACGCTGCTCCACAAAGTCTTTCTGTTCAGGGGAAAGTGCCTCGTTGTAATCATGCTCTAACTGGTCGTACAGTTCCCAGTCAAGGATACCTGTCTCAACACCCTGTGCGTAACCCCTGTCTGCCTGACGGTATAGGTCGTAGAATCCCGACAGTGCTTCCTGTAACGGGGAGCCAGCAGGAACATCAGGTATCTCAAAGTTACGGCGAGACTCATCTTTACGCTGGGATACATTCTGCTGAACATTACCCAGTGCGTCTGCAAAGTCTTTAGGACCTAGAGACCCGGTAGCTAGCTCCGCTGCTAATATCTGTTCTGACTGAGTACGCAGAGTTTCTAGTCTGTCGATTTCTGTACCGTAGTCAGACTCTCGGAGGTCAAACTCAGCCTGCTTGTCTACGACACGTGGGTCCTGATTAATAATCTGCTGCTCTGCACCTGTAGCGTCGCGGTAATCCTTACCAAAGATTTCTTCTGCTACAATATTCTGGCGGTCACGGATGGTAGAGAAGTTAGCAAAGCCCGCGCCTAAGAAAGCAGGGGCAGCAGCTAACCCACCTACAAGACTGTTTTCTTCTTGAATAGACTCAATCACGTCCTGAATAAACAGTGGGGTTAGCCTACCCACAACCTGTTCTTCAAACGTATTGGTGTCTGCACGTAGCTGCTCACCAAGGAAGGACTCTCCGGTACTCACGTCTACAGCTAGCCCGGCTACTGGTGACAGCTTAGAACGAAGGAATCGTAGTACAGTGTCTGACCTGTCTACACCAACAATATTTCCGCTAGAAGTCTTTTGCTGGCCTGTTAGTGCCTGGGCAAAGTATCTAGCAATAGGCTGGTATCCTGCCCAGAAGTCGTACTGTCTGGTGCCTACTTTTACTTTACCGAAAGCACTACTACGTGGGTCTAGTTCTACTTCAGCCATACCAGACTTCTGCATCATATAAAGTGCAGCCAAACCTGTACCTACAAAAGCACCTACAGAACGTGCTACAGGAACACGTAACGCTGGGTCACCTAGCGCCTTAACGAAGTCACCACCTAGGGCTACACGTGACCACACCAGCTGCGGTGCGAAGAACGCTGCGTTAAGTAGTGGCTGTGACTTACCCAGTGCACCGGGAAGCTTACCTCTACCAGTAGCGTGGTTAACGAAGTCAGCAGCCTTCCGGTATTCTTTATGGCTTCTAGGCTTAGTGTCCCAGTTTTTAGTAATACTTTTGTAAACATCTAACCGCAACTTGTTCAGGAATACAACATACGCACGCTCTGAAGCTCTGACTGTACTAGCTAGTGCACTACCACTGGCCAACTTCTCTAGTGTCATAGCTCCAAGGAAAGCTTCTTCTCTGCCCTCAAAAACCATAGAGTTAATATCCGTAAAGTCCACACCAGCCTTTTTAGCACCAATAAGTGTGGCTTCATCGTCGATGCTCTTTAGTAGGTCCTTGGCAAAAGCTTCATCACCCCATGCTCTAACCATAGGCTTAATAGCTCCACCAAATTCTTTAGGGAATCCGGGGGCTAGCGTCGCACCCTGCCGGAGTGGAGCACTCATGTCCGCAGATGCCATAATTGCACGGGGGAGATTGAGCATTTCTGTTAACGCTTGTTTAATTATCTCAGGCTTAGGACGCTGAGATTGAATAGCACGCACTAACTCGGAACCGTACACCTTCTGAAGAACCCGTATTTCTGCAGGCTGGGGTACTACACCTTGACCATACACTTTCAGTAGTCCACGTATAGCAGCCAGGTTGTCGGCCCAACCTAAATCAGCTTCCTTAAGCGTCTGCATGAGAGCAGATTTGTCTGTGTCAGTAAACGCTACTCCGGGTGTTGTAAATCTCCCTGCGGGCAGTTCCCCCTTTAATGAACGTACAGCTTGTGGCAAGATTTGCTCACCCGTTTCACCACGTGCAAAGCCTTTAGCCATACGTCGTTCTGATTGGCTAATCCGGATGCCTAATTCTTTAGAACGCTCTTTAGATGTAGTAGCAAGAATCTGCTTAGCATTACGCGTAAAGTAAGCTAGTTTAGCAACGGGGTCTGCTATATCAGTAGGGTTAATCACAGCGTCGGCAGCCCTCTGCTGCGAGCTAGACAGTGGTCCCACTGCTCTGGTGCCACGTAGACCCCTAGAAATACCGCCAGCAGTGAGTCCGCCTACTAGCAGCGGAGCTAATGCTTTAACCACACCGGGTGCGTCTTCAGGTATACGTGCGCTGGTCTCTCTAGCAGCTACACCAGTAAGCCCACCAGCAAGTGCCTCAACACCTAACCGTGTGCCTACACGTGCTCCTGCGCCCGCTACCCCTGTCAGCCCCAGACTCGCGCCACCCGTAAACGGGACTAACGCAGCAGCAGCAATACCCAACGGTGAGGATAGGCTTTCTAGTCCATACTCCGCTATCTCACCTACCTTACCTCCTGGTAGTGTGGGTACGTCGATAAGGGGGTCGGTAGCTGCTTGAGCAATGTTTAGTAACCCACCAAGTAGCCTGCCCCTGCCAGTACCCGTGTCTTCCCTACCAGTTTCTGCTCCCTGTACTCCGCCAAGGCGCGTACCGCCAGCAGCCCTGCTGCGTCTCTGCGCTATGATTTCTTCAAGAGTTGGCACTAGAACTTAAACCTCGCTCTTTGTCCACTAGTACCGAGGAATCGTTGACGCTGTGAAGCTACTACATCAGACAGACTGGCGTTGAACTCAGCAGCTAGACTAGTACCCAGAGCCGTAGTCTCATCAGGAGTTAGTTTCGCTGTACTTTGTGGACTAGGTACGGGGAAGTCAAACTGTAGAGGGGCAATAGGCTTATCCTCCAAGATACTCCGTACAGCAGGTGGTGCGAATAGTCTGCTCATGTTAGCAATGTCTGTCTGGTTAATGGTACCAAACTGGAAGCGAGACACACCTGTTTTGTCTGCTCTGTCTACTACATCATCTGCTAACAGGTCGTTAGGGATAACGTCGAAAGACCCGTCCTTGTTATGAATAAGAAGTTCAGGACCACGCTCTCCTACTAGTGAGAATCTGTTTTTAATACCAGTACCGCCCTTGGCAGCCTTACGAATAGGCTGGCCCTGGGGGTTAATAGTCCTGCCAGTAGTCTCGGCTTGTAGTCTCTGTCTGTTAGCAATCTCCTGTAGCTCTGCGAATCCGGCGGTTAGCCCACCCATAGCGGGTGCACCGCTTGCTGCTAAGCTAGCAGCCAACCGTGACTCTAGGGGGTCATTCTCTCCACGGAATACTTGCGCCATAGGCTGCGCGCTGATACCAGGGCCACCACCAACAGGGGCGGTAGCAGGTGCGGGAGTGGGGGCAGCCGGCCCCGCCCCGCCACCGCTGAACTGTGTAAAGTCTAGTGGTGATAGCTGTGGTCTAGGGGTACCTTGTTCAAACTGTGGCGCACCTACGTCTCTGATTTCAGAACGTAGGGAGTTGAGTAGGTCTGCTTGTGTAATCTGACCACCGGGTGGTTGCTGTCCACGTGATAAGAACGCTCTCGCGAGAAAGTCGGCAGGGTTACGTAGAACGTCTGTCAACCTGTCGAACCTACCGAAGTCAGCGGCCTGGTTGGTAGTCTGTGCTTCCTGCTCTAGTGACCTGCGTAGTCTGTCTTCACCAGCAGCACCAAGGTCTAGTTGGCCCTGGGATACATCACGGTCTAGACCTAGACCTGCGCGTAGTCTGTCCTCAGCGGCGGTACCAAATTTCTCATCCTGAGCTAAACGTCCTCTGCCTAACTCAGTATCCAAACCAAGCCGCTGTCTGCTAACATCTAGGCCACCTAGACCTAACGCGGCGTCTAACGCAAACCTGCTCTGAGGGTCTACACCCCCGAAGCCAAACTGTCCTACACTAGTACGCTCACCTGTTTGTGTGTCTAGTAGGTACGAGTCACCTGTACGGTCATCTGTAACGAACTGAAGGTTGGGGTTCTCAGCTAGGGCTCTACGTAGCTGCTCATTCTGTAGGCTAATCTGTTCCCGTTCTTCTGGAAACAGAGTGCGTCCACCAGAGTCACTGCCTACTGGATTAGCACCAGGACGGGTGTCAATACGTGCACCACCAATAGGGTCTACAAACAACCCCGGTTCAATCTCGATATAACCAGCGTCTAGTAGCTGCTGTCTAGGGTCACCAGCAGTAGCTGGGTCACTACGTTGTAATATGCTACCAAGACTAGGGTCACTAGCGTCCTGTGTTAACAGTTCCTGTAGGCTGCCGTATACTTCTTGTGTAGACACCCCACCTTGTGTGAGGGCCTGAGCTACCTGTGGGCGGTAACGTGCAATAGCTTCTGGGGTAGGTTTAATACCTGCGTCGATAAGGGACTGTGCAATAAGGATATCGGGTCCACCAAAGATACCGGCATCACCTGTACCAATACCACCAGTAGGTGCAGTAGGTACGGTAGGTGTAGTACCGCCGCCACCAAATAACTGTGCGGCCCCCAGTACTGCTGGAGCCCCGCCTAGTCCTGCTAAGAGTCTAGTAGGATTTGATGCTACGTCACCTACAGCACCCCCTAATGCAGCACCGAAGCGGCCTAGGAGACCTCCAAAACCCCCGCCGCTTTCTTCCTCTTCAGGCACACCGCCTCCTTCTCCAAACACTTTGGGAACTACTGTCTTGTGTGTAGCCCATGCTTTGTAACCCTGAGCGTCAAATATCTTTCTAGCAGCCGCCATATTATATTCAGGGTCACTAGTAAGTTTCTTGCTGTCGAACCCATGCTGGCTATTAACCTGCATGAGACCGTAATCATATCGTGCAGGAGAGGTAGCACTCTGATGACCACTCTTAAAGTTGTCACCAATAGCAGAGGCGTCAGCACTACTTTCTGCTTTAGCAGTCTCTACAGCCCACTTAACCCACTCAGGGCCTAGGTCACCAAAGTATTTGGTGGCTAAAAGATTAAGCTGTAGGTTGCTGAGGGCTGCCATTGGTCTCCTGTGGTGGAGCTAGAATCTGCTGAATAACTGGGAGGAGTATCTGACTAGCCTTCTGATTGAAGTCTTGTATAGTACCATTCTGGTGAGCAGCGGTTAGTTCGCTTACAAATGTTTCCCAATTAAGGATAGACTCTTTAGTACTAGCAGTATTCTCTGCAGCGAATTCTTCTGATATCATAGCCACACTCAAGCCTTGTAGAGCCTCTGCTAGTTGTATAGACTGCAGAGTAGCATGGGCGAATCTACCATAAGGCTTTATATTACTAGCCATTAGCGTAACTGACTTCCACCAAGATTTGTATTTCGGACCCTAGTAGCCTGCTCGAACAGTTCATCACCGCTAGGTGTTAGTGCTGGCTGTCCGCTAGAAGCAGCCCCGCCAGCAGCCGCAGCGTCAAACAGGGTATTGCTAGTATTCACACCACTTCCTGGTGTGTCTGCCTGAATACCCATTTGCTGCATTAAGTTAGCTAGTTCTCCAAACACCTGAGCAGCGGTCATCACACGTATCTTACGGAATTCTTCTGATAGGAATACGTCCTCACTCGCACGCTTAGTCATTTCCATTTGTGGCTCATCACTAATATTACCACGTTCCATAGCAGTTGTATAGCTAAGGAATGGGTTACGTAGTGCAGCTTCCATCCAGAACCTAGCCTTAACCTGTGAAATAGCATCTTCGTCTGATGTAGACAACTCAGCACGTACACGCTTAAAGCCGTGTAGGTCTTCTGGCTTAAGTCTTACTTCTCCGTCACGGTTGTCTACTGCTGCGAAGATAGTAACAGGAGCACCGATAACATCTTCGATGTCGCTGAATACCTGCTCAGTGAGTCTCTCTACTAAGCGCTCTAGACCGCTTACAGGACCAGCTAGTTTAGAAGTAGCATTACGTACGTTCTGGTCTGCTTCAGTAGCTGTCTCTACACCACTCATTGGAATACCACCTAGGATATCCATCTTGAATGTGGAGTTAGCTACGCGGTCAGTCTTCTCTAGCATACGAGTCACGCTTGCAGGAATGTCAGGCCACTCGACTACGTCAAAGTCTTCGCGCTGAGGGTCATCTTCAGCACCTTCTAGTGGGATAACCTTGCCCGGACCTACTATCAGCTTCTTTGAGGCGTCCATATTACGGGTTTTAACCATAGGAAATGCTGTGATTTCCGTGACAGCTTGGATGCTGGAAGTCTGAATAGACTCCATTTGGAACACTTCGAAAGCGTGTTCGGTCATACCAACAAACTTTTCTTCTGGTTTAGCGAGCATATGGTTAGCACCGAAGCCGGGGTCTTCGATGACTACGGGGATATATGGGTAAGGATTGTCATCTTCGTGTACTAGGTCTTCTTGTACCCACTGTACAAACCTACCTGGTTCGTCCTTCTCCGCGTTCTTAACAGGCTTAGACCAGTATTCTTTGTATTCCAGCTTATCAAAGTCATTGTATTCAGGACTGGCCCACAAGTGTGCCTTATCCGGCCAGCGATATTTAGCTTCTTCACACAGAATATCATAAGCAATATACACGTATTTGGGGTCACGGTGGTTACTAGGGTCTTCAAAGATAGTGGTGTTGTCGAGTAGCTGAACGTCCCACATGAACTCATCCCTGCCTAGACTAGCTATCTTATTGCGGTAACTGTCAGTAGCGCGCTTAAAGCTGTCATCACCAGGGTGGTCATCACGTGTAGGCTTGTCTGGGAGCATATCCATACGTAGAGTCTTACGGATAGCAATTTTGCCCTCATTAAGAAAAGGCTTCTTGCCATCACCAATAGGATTAAACCGCTTGGTTACTTCTGACCACCAAGCGTTAGCGAACTTACGCTTAGCTTCAGCGGTATCCTGCTCTTTCTGTCTATCACCCTCAGTAGGGCGCACAGGTATGTAGATACGTGGATTGTGTAGGATATGGTCTGCAGGTTCATCGATAGCTCTACGTGCTGTAGGTAGTATACGTACTTTAATACCGCTGCCTTCTGGGACTACATCTTTCTGGTAGTCCAAGTTGTAGTATTTACGGTTACGGTCTACGTTACGGTGGTACGCACCAAAGAACTGAGTCTTCAGTTCAGCGTATTTAAGTAGTAGCTTGTCTGACGCTTCACTCACTACCTAGACTCCTTAACCAACTGATATACCCATACGTTCTAACGGATTATCTGACTGAATGTAGCTATATGCCCCTGAGCCGCTAGTTCTGTCACTGCGTACACCCTCGTTTAGCAAAGCTAGTGCGGTGATACAGTCGTCATGGAAGCCACTAGCAGCTTCAGCGGTAAGCCTACCGCTAGGTGTAGAACGGTACAGATAAGATTTTAGTTCGCGGATTACATCATCCCAGTCTTTAGGGAACATTATTCTGCGGTGCTCTAAGTCAGCCTGTAGCTGCTTCATAATGGGCATCTTGCTAGCAACAGTGAACTTAATACCACGTACTTTAAGGCCCATACGTCGTAGCTCAGCAATCATAGGCTCACCCATACCAGACTCATCAGCAATGATTTTAGGCTTACCAAATCGTTCCCATATGCTGGCGATACGTTCGTACGTAATCGTAGGGTCTGTGTTATTCCAACGTTCTTTGAATAGGCAGGTACGCGTAGCCCTGTCAGCTATGATGACTACGTTAAAGTCATCGTGGATAGCTAGGTCCAGCCCCATAACGTATTGGTAATCCGGGCGGTACGGAGGGGTACTGTCCACCATAGCGTTAACATAGTTAACAAAGAACTGGCCTTCTTCGTCTACCCACTCTCCAAGGTAAAGCATCCTGAATTCACGCTCAGGAATCTGGCTGCGTGCTTCTAATATAGTTTCCATCTTCATCCAGGGGTTGTCAAAGCAGCTTACGGTGTAACTGTGGTAATTGGACTCCTTAGAATCCTGGCCTCGCAGCCACATGCCTTTAAACCAAGACTGAGTGGGGGTAATATCGGGAGTTCCAAATGCACGTACAGTTGCATCTCTAACGTCAAGAGCTGGTCGTATTTTGTTAAAGACTTCATCTGGTACCGCCTGACTCTCATCTACAATTAGTTTAGAAAAGGTATAACCTACAACACTGTAGGGGTCGTCTGAGCTTAGCCACTGTAATCTTGCCCCTAACGTACCTGCTTCACCGTCTACAATGGTAAGAATATGCTTGTTCTGGTTCATACGGTAGCAGTCACTACCGAATGTTTCAGTAAGCCTGGTAATATACATATTCACCATTAGCTCTGCTTTTTCGTAGGTAGGGGCTAACACGCCAACCATAGGAGCACCGAAGATGTCCATAGGTTCAGACATGCCCATATCAATTTCCATTGAACCTGTGACTGTCTTACCTACCTGCCGTGCTGTAGTGCCTGCTATAAAGCGTTCTTCACGGTCATGCACGTGAGATTTAGCCCATGCGTTAGGAATGTAACGAGTGGCCCTCCACCGCGCAATGGGTAGAAGTTTAGCCATTTAGAGGTGCGTCCCCTACACGCTTACTACGTTCAGGTTTTACACCAGACTTTCTCTCCAAAGTTCTTAGTCGATGGCATGAAGCACAGACTACTTCCACAATTTTCATTTCTTTCCAAAATTCCTCCCAGGGAAGTCGGGCCAACGAGCGGCCGTAACTAGCATAGGTTTGCGTTCTTGGTACGATATGGTCTAAATCTAACGCAGCCGGGTGAAACCACTGCTTACAGTCGGTACAGGGTGTGTTGTATTTATAAGCACTAATTATTTCGGTTTTCAGTTTATCTGAACGTAGATGTACTTCTCCTAAATAATCCTCTATTTTCTTGGTACCGCGTCTCTCTCTACGCCAAACGTTGTAGGCATCTTTGCATGACCTACACGTTGGGCCATACTCGTCTGGATGAGTAAAATGCTTGGTATAACCGGATAGGGTCCCATGAGGACGTTCTTTTATTCTGTTAGCCATAGAGAGCACGCCATCTTGCGATAGGCAGCAGTTTAGTCATTAGCTTAGCTGGTTAGCATCCCAGAATGCTACCGAGCCTGAGAAGGGGCTGATAAACCACGAAGATGTGGGGTCTACTTCGTACTTACGGAGTAGGTCACCAGCCATCTTAAAGTATTCAAGGTAAGACTGATAAGCTTCCTCAGCAGACTGAGAGTGGTGTGCATTGTCTGCTAATTCTTTCTTAGCCATAACCATACGCCACCGAGCTAGTTCCATTTCCTCAAGTGTACCCGCTTTAGCTAGCATCTAACACCCCCTTGTCAGTGATGTCCGATAATATTTCCATAATCAGTTCTAAATAAGATTTTGACTGTTTACACGTGTTAGGTAGCATCGATAATCTCCCTTCGCCTAATCGACTCGTTCGGGTCAATTGTGTGAACAGTAATCTCGTGTACAGGTGTACGCTCGTTAAGGACTGCTATCAATGATTCACTCTTGATGTTCAGGTCCTGAGTCTCCCTAGCCTTGCCAGATAACAGTTCGATAAGCTTGAAGATAAGCTGACCGTCTTTCTTAAAAGCTACTAAGTGTCTTTGGTCACACTCTTCGTGGGGGCATTCTACTCTTTGCGGGGAACCTTCTGCCGCCGAGTACGCTTCTTTGAGCCACCAAGCAAACGAGCCTCTCTTCTCTTCACCACCTTCCAGCGGTACAAGGTGCTCAAGAGCCTCGCGGTACGTCTTAGACTTCTTGTAACCCGTAAGGCGTGCTGTTTTTGCGATATCGTTCGCGTTGGGGTATCTCCCACTTCCACGTACTAGCTTACCCTCCAAGTTCCTGACTACTGGTCTTAAAGGATTCTGTCCAGGTTGCACAGTGTACTCCCTGGCTTCTACCTTAGCTTTTAAAGGCTCAGGTAGTAAGTCTGCTAGTTCTTGTTCTGCCTTGTTTAGCCGTCTCATGGATAGTTTAATCTCCGCATATACCTATTATGCCTCTCTAAGATACATATGTCAAGTACTTAAATGAGCTTCAGTCTGAAAAGGTTAGCTGCTTGGATGATGGAAGTACTGCCCTCGGTACGCAAAGAGGGTTTAGACACTAAAGCTAGTTCGTAGATGTGCATTATAGGTGTATACTTTATAGAATATTTAGTTTGAGGCTGATTCCATAAGCTGTAATACAGCGTCTTTCTAACAAACAAGGTTATTCCTTCCGAAGGAACCTGTAGGTTCCTAATATAATTAGATTCATAACAGTGTAGTTATGTTCTGTAAAGTGATAGACTCGGCCCTTTTGGGAACCATCTTTGGTTTAGCTATTCGGTTATTGCTCATTAGCTTTTCTTTTTAAAGACTTTGCTCATTAGCTCTATTTTGTGAGGGTCTTACCGCCCTACTACTCTCGTGTTAGCTTCTTGGCTCCCTACCCCTGTGCTTCTGTGTAGTAGCTATGGTGTACTAGCGTGATGTGATGACGTGTTACGCGTTACTTGTGACGTTGTAGTGAGTAGTGGTGGGGCGTCGAACAGGTCGGTTCAGCAGTGGTAGTGTGGGTAGCTGCTAACGTGTTAGCCTCAGCTAAGCGGCATGCTGTGCAGTCATCACGCTTATGGTTCATAGGCCTTAGCAGCACCGCTCCCCGCTCTCTCCAATGATCTATATGTATAATCCTACAACATTTGAACCCATAAGTCAAGCGGTTTGCAAGGGTTTTGCAAGGGTTTTGCGATAACTTTCAAGAATTTGTTGTATTTCTGCAACAAGATTGGGCGTAGAGTGTTGTTTGTCAAGCATTTGTCAAGCAGCCGAACCGAACGGAGACCACGATGGCAATGGCAAAGCGCTTCCAGCCTGACACGACCGTGACTCGCGATCTGTACGAGACCGCACGAGACTCCAACATGCTGCGCATCGGTGGGGACTTGTGGACGAACGAGTACAAGCTGCTCGCTCAAGCGTTCCGAGACTCACGCGTCGCATCCATCCGTGTCCCGCGACTGACCACGGGACTCTGGGCCGAGGTTGACGCAATCCTGACAGATGGCACTCGCGGAACCGTCCGCGTCTTCGACAACTAGGAGCGTAACGGGACAGCCGAACGGCTGGACTCAAGAGAAGGGGGTTCACCATGGCCATGACCGACCAGCAGACGATGAGCTTTGACGCAGCGCTGAACAACGCGCGGGGCATCGGAGTGATGAGCGGTGCCGCGATTGAGCGCGAGTACGAGCGGTCTAAGGGTCGCGACGACTGCCCGGAGTGCGGGGGCGTCCGGACGGTTGTCTACCGCCACGCGTCCGGAGTCTGGAAGTGCACACGCTGCACCGCGCGCTTCTAGCAGGCCGCGGCTCGGGGCCCGACTCCGGTCGGACCTCGGCCGCGCCCGCTCTCTTGAGCGAATGTCGAAACTGTAATGAAATTGCAATGTTTAAGTGGTTGACATCGGTCAAACGGGTGTATTCTTGAACTTGTCAACGGCACCAGCGAAGCAACGGAGACTGGCCATGGCGAAGCACAATCGGTCATGCGAGCGAAGTTACATGGGAGGACGTGGCCGAGCGTCTGCGGATTGCATCGAGTGCACGGCACAGATTGACGCTAACGTCATCCACGCAGTAGAGTGCGTAGCAGCATTCGGCCGGAAGGACATGACGTGCGGCCGATGCCGGTCACTCGCGGCAGGTGTCAAGGCAGCAACCACGTATCGAACGCTGGGAAGGTACTCACGGTGAAATGTCCACTACAGGATGACTGGCGACAATGGAACACAGCTAAGCAGCTAGACCGTTTATTCACGGTCTGTCCAGCGTGTGGCGCTAACGGTTCACACGTACGCATCTAGTCCTGATAACGTTGACTAGTCCTGAGAGGATTCTAAGGTGAAACTGTACGTAGGTTCAATCGGGTACGATGACTGCTGCCCAATCGCGGCTGTAATCGCGACAACACGTCAAGCAGTAGAAGACGTTCTTGAGCCAGACTGCATGTGTCTGCACTAGGAGAGACTCAAATGCGCTGCACGATCGTCACACGCAACATCAACGGAACGCAATTCACGGCCGAGTGTCGGACGCACGCAACAGGGACACCCCACCTCGCATATCGGCCGTTCAATATGTGGATTAAGGCACACACGTCAGTCAAGTGCGCCTGCAAGCATGTTGCCGGGTCGCATGGTTCGATCCCGGTTTGGGCGTGGTACGAGCGCGCCGGTGGCACTAGCGACGGTACATCGTGCCACACGTGCAAGTGCCGACGATTCCGTTAGAACACTCCGCAGGGCGCATGACTACGGTCGTGCGTCTAACGGAATGGTCGAACGGCCGTTCAACTAGCCTGCGAGGCTCTAATGCCAAAGCGAATAGCCCGAGTATGGTTTGCTCATCCACATCTTCATCACCGGACATACGCGCTGATTCACCTGCTGGCACTAGCAGTAGCTATCCTATATCACGGAGCAGCGGTGGTGTTTCATACTACTGAGGATAGGAGAGACTACGAATAGCTAAGTCTAACTAAATCTAACCTTGACAACGTGTGATAGGCTTTAAGTACTCTAAATCGGATTAGCTCAAAAGAGGTTAGTCGTGTTCCAGAAGCGCCACTACGAGGCCATTGCAGAGATTATCCGCGAAGCGGACAGTAGTGCATTCGATGTTGAGCTATCCGCAGAACGTCGAGTCAAGAATGAGACAATCGCCGAGCTACGCCGGGATTTCGGAAGGATGTTCATCAGAGACAATCCTAACTTCGACCTGGACCGCTTCAATCGTGCGTGTGACTCGAATATCAACTAGCCTAGACTACTATATCAACTAGTCTAGGCTACTAAGGAATAACTAATGCTCTCGTTCGAAGCGTTCGCGTCCGCAGTCCCCAAGCCCAGCAATCGTACTAGCTGGAAGGGTGTTGTTGAATCCCTTAAGCTGGTAGAGGGTACTCCGGTGCCACTGCCTCACTCCGATTCGTGCAAGCAGTTTCCCATCCTACGTAAATCGGTAGTGGGGGCTGGTGCTAAGCTAGGACTCACGCTAGAGCTAGCCAAGATTGACGGGGTTGTCTACGTGTGCCGAATGCCCTCAGGTGGTACTCAGGTGCTACCTAGTAAGGCAGCTCAGGTGCTACCTAGTAAGGCAGCTCAGGTGCTACCTAGGGCCGCTGAGCAGGCTGCTAGCAAGCCTAGCAAGCCTAGCAAGGCTCCGAGCATGCCTAAGCCGTTCGATGCATAGTTAGTACTCCCGCACTGCGCTTCCAAGTACAAGCTTGGGAGCGTGTGCGGCAGGATTACCCTTTGGAGTCTGTTATGCGCCTAGACCAGCTTATGGACGAGCTTAAGTGTAATCTCAATAGGCAGATAGAAACTGCTCTAAGAGTCTACGATATTAGAACAACAGTTAACAACTACTATATGCGAGAGACCCGAGAATACTTAGAACGTACTTACCCTTTTGATACTACACGAGATATACAGCTTGCTTTAGAGGGAGATACTAACACTACAGTTAGGCAGTTAGCTAGATGGAAACTAGAGCAACTGTATCAGGAGGTTAAGCGATGATTATTCGTTGTCAGGGGCGAGCGCCAAGTGGTGAGTTTGACTGTACTAGCTTTCTTCAAGGTACTTGACCGCAGAGCGTAGGTACTCTAGGCTATCTTTGAACCCCCCTAATGACATATTACAAATGGAGCACAATATACCCCGAACCTTTCCAGTCTCATGGTTATGGTCAACAACAAGATTTAATCCTTCTGTAACATCTCCAAAGCATATAGCGCACTTACCATCTTGTTGTTCTAGGAGTTCTTTAAATGTGTTCTCATCCAAACCATAAGTATGCAGCCGTATTCTGTGTCTGTGTGCGTCACTACACACATCGCATCGGCATGCGAAGGTTTGATAACCGGAGTACCCATGTTCAGGAGGTTCCGTACCTCGGACACGCTGCCGGTACTCCTGGCCTTTTGCTTTTTGAGTAGCGGCACAAGCCGTACACCTACAGCCGTAGCTGTACCCTGTAAAGGTCCCGTGTTTGTTTTCGAAGGAATATTGTTTTTTCATGTACTTATTGTAACAGTACACGATGAAAGGTGTCAAGTATGATAATCAAGTGTCAGGGAACTGCACCAGATGGTACCTATGGGTGCAGTCGCCCGCTAGGTCACGATGACCACGGTATGCCGTGTAAGAGCCATGCTGCTGACGTAGTCTGGTGCTCTTTGTGTGACCAATGGGAATGTGAACACGTTAATCCTTTAGACGTAGCGATTACCCAAATCCAGCGTAAAATCATTGAAGATGCTAGAGCCAAGTATCTAGAGCAGCAGAAAGCTCTAGCTAACAATCGGGACGCTATGAACAGTAGCTTTGAGCGTTTGCTGAGCAGCAACGCTGTAGACTCTCAGGAGTCTAAGTCTGAATTAAATAAAATATCTGCTCCACGCTCTCAGAAGCGTGGCCGATCATGGTGGGCTAAACTGTTTGGAGTTTAGATGCTTCATTATGTGGACCTAACTAGACTAGTTCCTAAAGAAGATAGAGGTGTTCAGTGGTACACTTTTTGTGGTATTATTGAAGATGGTGTAAACACTACTTCTTTAATTAATAAGATACAGTGTCTCAAGTGTAAAGAGACTATTCGAGAAGCTCTTATATAATATATAGTTCAGCATTGCTCTTAGATAATACGGGGTCCTAACGTGCTTCTTAGCATCGTTACGATACAATACCGGCGAATCAGGGGCGAGGGACTGTTCACACAGACCTCTATTCCCCGGTGTTCACCCCGATATCAATCCTACCCGCTTGCTGCCTGTCAGGCTTACGTGGTAGAATCTAGCCGGTACTGCCAACCGACAGGTTGGGCTTAGGTCAGGGGCTGGGGGTCGGCTTTGACTGTAGTGTTTTGTCTGCTACGCTAAACCCTTACACCTGATTATTGCACGGAGAGGGTGGTACTGTCAAGAGCTATGAGATTCAATAACTTCGATGATATCCTGTTCGAGACAGTCACAGTGTCTCGGAGTCCTGTAGAAGCGGTGACTAGTGCTATGCTACTGGTCTCCCTGAACTGGTGGGGCTTGTACATGACAATGTGGAAAGCATGGAGGGGCTATGTCAATACGTAAACCCAAAGTTGAAGCTCTAACCGAAACCTGTTTCCGCATAACAGGTTTAGATTATTGGGTATTATCAGGAGAACGTGCATACTCAGATAGTGCTACGATATGGCAGCCTGAGGGAACGCTGACTCAGTTACAGGTCAATAGTGTGGTACTGCGCTTAACGTAAGGATTTACAGTGGCTAAAGTTATTTTTATAGGCGAATACGATGTTAATGCCTATTTAATAAGTAATTTAATGAGTAAGTCTAATTATTGGGTGCTTGCCCAAGACCCTGGTTATTTAGACAGCACGTTAGTATGGCAGCCCAAAAACGTACCCTCACTAAGTCAGTTGCAGATTGGAGGCTTAGTACTCCGCTTGACGTAACCGGGAGCCGGTGGTATGCTAGGCTTCGCTGGGGTGTAGCTGGACAGTCAAGCAGTGAGCTTATATCTCACCGACCCGAGTGCAATTCTCGGCACCCCAACCAACAGAGTCTAAGCTGTAGTTGACGGAGAGAGCGTATAGGGTTATGCTAAGGCAAGCGTTCACGTTCCTAGTTCGATTCAATGGGTATACTTGTATCCGGTGTAACCGACGAGAGGCATTGCCTGATAAGAAATATTGTGCTAAGTGCTTAAAGCGTAGGACAAGCAAGTAATTTTCTAGGAGATAACATTGGCTACTCGTACTACTAAGACCGCTGATAAGCCTGAGGAAGCGCCTAATCAGGAGCCTACTCGCGAAGATGTGTTCAACGCTGCACTCTGGATTGCACGCAATACGAACCGCGTCCCTACGGGGCATGGTCCTACCGCGAGTGGTAAGACCTTCGGGTTTAATGTGATGGCAGAGAGCATTGACGCAGAGCTTATTACTGTATTGCTGGGTCAGCACACTCCTGATGAGGTAGCGGGATTCCAGCTTGCTCTTAATGACAAGCTTGTTATTCAAATGCCTTACTGGTTCCGTAAGGCTCAGGACGTTCTGGACAGTGGCAAGAGCGTTGTTATTCTGTTCGATGAGCTTAGTCTTAGCCGAGAGGAAACCCGTGGAGCGCTATACACCTTCTTCCGTGATCGTCACCTCCACGGTAATGGGTTCCAAATCCCGGATGGTAAAGAAGTTCTCATTGTGGCTGCTACCAATCCCGGTGCGTTTGCCCCTCCTTTCCGTTCGCGATGCATCTTTCTCCCCGTTCCAGCCGATCGTGACTATCTGCGTGGAATGATGCGGGGTGGATTCGGTAAGCGGGTTGCTAACATGGCTCCGCTTACCGTGGACAGTGACCCGGCGTACAGCAACGCCCCACCGCCAGCGCCTGAGACCTTCGACGCTAGCGCAGCTGCAGTGCTTAACAGTGTAGATGACCCTAAGACGGGGTTTTGGCGGCTCAGTGAGCCTACTAGGTTCCTGATTCTTAGTGGGGTGGTTCCCCACCAGACGCTTAACAGTGTTCTTAAAGAGTCTGGACTAGACGCTAGTGCACTTGCTCGCCAGCACGAAGAACTGCTCCGAGCGTTGCGTGCTCTGCCACGGGACAAGAAGCACTCCATGATTAACAATGTGCTTGAATCTTTCCCGCAGATTGACAAGAATGAGCGTGCTGAGGCTATCCTTAGTATTCTCGATGCAATTTATGACGACACGATGGCTGATGACCTTCACACGTACTTTAGTACTCCGCGTAGTGCAGAGGTTGTTAAGGCTGTGAGTGAAATCGACCCTGAATACATGGAGCGTCGGCTTAAGGAGCGTGGGTTACTCGCGGTAGAGGTGGACAAAAAGGGTAATAACAAGGTTAGTGGCTCGCTGGTTGCCCGTATTCAGGAAATGGTTAAGCGGACTGCTGACCAGGCCGGTTAAATGGTTGTAATCAGTGAGGTCGGGCCTGAAGGTAACTGGTTGTGGTATACTATAGGCGAGGGGGTAGGCTCGGCTTACCCCCGAGTAGCTTACCCCCGAGTACTAGAGTATTCTACTGCGTCTTACAAGTATCAACACGTGACAGCACTAGGTGCTGTGGATAGTTCTAGTGGTTTGACCCGTATTAGCAAAGACTATTGGTTAAGGATTATTTAATGAAATTAAGCAACCGCAATCTTAACAACCCGGTGTACCGTAAGGTGCTCGACGCAGCACCTAGCTATATCAACACCCTAATTGGTACTGAGTGGCTTAGGTGTGAAGTACACGAAGAAGGTCCGGCGTTAGCGTGGACTACATATGACGAGGGTGCTAATCACTTTGTAGTTAACTTTCTAGAAATCGCTGCTGGTATGTCTAAAGAGGCCCTGTCTACTTTGTGGAGACACGAAGTGGGGCACGTAGCCCTCGGGCATTTCCAGCAGCCGTTGTGTAATGACAATGACAGTGTCGCAGATATTATGCGTGCTACTACTGAGCGTATGGTAGTTGCTGACATTCACATTAACTACTACCTTCCTGAAGATATTATGCGGGAGATTGGGGAGACCGCTCTTTCTACCGTTCCTAAGGCTCTAAGAGACTCCGCCGAGCCTAAGGGTTATATTGACCCTAAGGAGTGGCTGCCTAAGATTGGACTGAATGTAGATGAGTACCCATACGAAATCATCCACGCGGGTGTCCATCAGTTTGTGGATGAGCAGCAGCAGTCCGGTAGTGGAAATGTGGCCGGAAATGGGGGTCATGACCACTCCAATGGCATGTGTGGCGGTATTGAGCCGGTTGACGATGCTTCGGGAATGGCGGAAGCTTCGGCTGCTGTAGTCGCAGGTGTAGCCAGTGAGGGTGGCGAGGATGGTATCAGTGAATCGTGGGGTAATGGCTCTGGTCTAGATACTATTAGACTGGTGCAGTCAGACCTTCCCGAATGGATTACCGCACTGATGAACTTTGCTAGGAGCATTGTCGAGGTTGTCCTAGCTGAGAAGCGTAGCCATGCTAGACCGCAGGAAGCGTACAAGGCTTACGGTGTTCACATGCCTACGGTACGTCCTAGGTGGGACTACGCTCCTGCTCAGGTGTGTTTCCTTGTGGACACGTCCGGGAGCATGGTGCATGAGCTTAAGTATGTTGGTCCTACAATAGATTATCTTGCGCAGCACAACGTCGCTACTCGACTAATCGCTGGTGATACTAGAGTTACGTTTGACGAGATTGTTACGAGTGTTCCTGCTGGCCTGGTAGGTGGTGGTGGCACTGAAATCTCACCGTTGTTCGAGCGTGCTGAGGATTACTCCCCCGAGAGCATCGTGTGTTTCTCCGATGGGTATGTCCCCGGCTGGCCCAAGGAGCCCGGCGTGCCTGTGTTGTGGGTAGGTTGCCAAGCTACCCCACCGTTTGGAGTCAAGGCATAATGGCTAAAGTAATACTAACTTCTAATGGTAATTACAACATGGGGCGTTGGTTTCCTGTGGGGCTATACAATCCGGATAATTCAAAACCGGAAATGGCATCCAGGGATGCATCTAATTATTCTGAAATACACCTACCACTAAAGAACCAACCTAAAGACACTACTATGAGAGCGCCAGTAGGCGTATTCCTCCTACTAGTAACGTCAAACTAACTTGTTTAAACTAGCAGGCATAACTTGTTTAAACTAGAAGCGCCATATACATGTAGCCTGTACTGTCGAAGTTGTGTTCAGGAGACTCAGCACAAATTGGCGGGTAAAGGGTATACGTGTAACACATGCAAAAGGTTTATACATGCTGTAGAAGTAGTTGCTACTTATTCTTTAGACGACGTGTCACAGCCGTACGTTCTGCACTTACCACGGAGACTGCAATGATTGAGGGTGGAGCATACTTGTTCCGGTCAGTAATAATTAAGATACTATGAATAATTTACGTCTCATAGAAGGTTATGGTTCGTATAGGTTCGGTACACAACCTTATATATTGGGTGTTAATGGTGGTGGTTATAGGGCAGACCAGGGTCCCACTCAAGTCCGGTTTGACAATGTACGCATGATTAACAAAAGATTCTTACTTAGGGTACTTTAATGCAGCAAGACTTAACATTAGCACTAGCAGTAGCCGGGTGTAACAAAGCATGTAAACTATTGACTGATAGGGGTGGTGTTCCTTGCCCAGCTATGCCTGGTAAGGACTACCAGCCAGGCGGTATTGCTTTGTTCTTAGAAGCGCCCGGTGCTGATGAAGAGCAGCCTCTTACGAAGGGTGCTGCTTACGGCGCACCGCTGGTAGGCCGTGCTGGTAAGCTAATGAACACCCTGCTCTACCGTGCAGGGCTTACTCGGGACGAAGTGTTGGTAATGAATCGCATCAGGTGCAGGCCACCGCGTAACCGTATCGTAGACTACCCTGACGCTGTGCTAGCGTGTGATGATTGGGTGCAGCGAGAGCTAGCCACGTACGCCCCTTCAGTAGTCGTGCTGTGTGGCAAGGTAGCGGGGGAGACCGTGTTCGGTGCTAACATAGGCGTCGGTGCTACTCGTGGTACAATTAGGCACACACAGCCACCGAATCCTTACGGTGACCGCGACTGGATTATGACCTACCACCCTAGCGCAGCACTCCGGCACGGTGGAGCAGGGTCTAACGTAGCCGAACTAATAGTCACAGACTTAATGGAAGCTAAGAGGTTACTTAATGCCTAAGATTATAGATGATGTTACGGTTTCCTTACAGTGGCATAGATACAGTATGAGGAATATGGATTGGGCTCTAGGTATATGTCCTAACCACGCAGGTACTGTAGGTATGAACCTTAATCTAATAATTATGCCACACGCTTTTCTTAAGTTAATCTAGAGGTGCAGTACGGAGTACATCGACCTTGACGGAATCACTACAACCGACGCGGAGCAATACGCTTTTGCCCTTAATCTCCACGGAGAAAAAGTCGGGGAAGGTTTTACGAGTCGTAGCAATACGCTTCTCACTCTCTCGGCTACCAGCAATCAGTGCGTGGTATACACTGGACCCCAAGGTGCACCCTACTGGTCTATAACATCACCATATGTTACAGTGCTAGTAGTCCCTGATGACTACGAGTACACGTACCGTACACAGAACGTAGAAGAATGGTCATACCTAGCGACAGGATTTAGTAATGCCGAGTCGAAGCGTTTGCTCACACACAATCCTACGAAATCTCAGACGACCCGGCTTAGCGCAGCTATGGAACTTCAACAATTGTTCCCACTGCTACATGTTAGAACTCGTAATACAACGAAAACTACTGCAACAATTATTAAAGAGATTAACAGACAGCTAGAGTTTATAGGTAACATACCCGGGGGGTCTGCGTTAGACTATGAATGGACTAAAGACGGTAGACAAGAACTCATTGGTCTTAACGTTAGCTTACGCGATGGCACAGATTGGTATCTGCCCACTCTCGCAGAGGGATTTAGTCTACTACAATATGGTGAGGCAATTAAGCGAGCCGTCGCCGGACATTGTAGAAGTAATGACACAGTATGGCATAATGCTAAAGCAGATATCCAAACCCAATTCCCAGGAGACCCCTTAGACTACTTTGGTTGTGACATACACGATACTATCTTGATGGCATATCTAGTAGGTGAAGAAGAACTAGGACTCAAGACTTTAACAAAGAAACTACTCGGGCGTAATGCTCAGTCACTACCCGACAAGCTAGAGACACTACCTATGGAGGTAGCTGCTAAGTATGGTGCTGAGGGTGACACCCGTAATACTCTAGACTTGTTTGGTATACTGAAGCGTAAGCTAGAAGATACTAATCAATGGGAGATATACAACAACTTAGAGCGTCCGTTAGTGCCTGTAGTAGCAAGTATGGAGAAATACGGTAGTCCCGTAGATATGCAGGAAGCTGTGCGCCTACGTAATGATTACTATGAAATGGAGTTGGCACTTGAAGCACTTGCACAAGTCAGAGGCTTCTCTTTTAGGTCCGACTCGGGACAAAAAGAATACGTCACTAAACACTATGGGTCTAATCTTGGGACTCTCGACAAACGTGTTCTTTCCCGTATTCCAGGCGAATGGATGGACACACTTATTGGTTATCGGCAAATCAAAACCCTCAGGAGGAACTTCCTCGACAAGCACATCGATAAGTGGAGGGGTCTAGGTGAGCCTACCGACTATAGATTATTCCCTAGATTCAACCAGGCGGGGCGTGACAATGAAAATGAGTCGTGGCTCCGTGCTCCTGCAACTGGTAGGTTCTCAAGTGCCGGCCCTAATCTCCAAAATCAACCGCGCGCAATCCGTAGCATTTTTACTGCGCCCGCTGGACATCAACTAGTATCACTAGACTATTCAAAACTAGAAATGGTGGTAGCTGCTGCTGTCAGTGGTGACCCTGCTATGCTAGCTGCACTACGTACTGGTGATATTCACGCTTTCATGCAGGAACAAATCTTTAACAAGACAGGTGTCCACGTAACACGTACCACTGCTAAGAACGGTAACTTTAATCTACGGTACGGTGGTGGCCCGGATATGCTTATGACTATCTCAGCTAAAGAACGTGCACATCTTGATTATGATGTAGCTAAGGCTATTGTTGATACTGACCACGCTACGTACACGGGGTACTGGCAGTGGTATGACAGTACAGTTGCAGAAGCACTGCGGACAGGGTATAGTGAGAGTCTACGTGGGAGACGGAGGTACCAGGATGAATTATTCAGTGGAGATGCGGGTGTTCGCCAGCACGCAGAAAGAGCAGCAGCTAATATGGTTGTCCAAGGCACTGCTGCCGACATTATCAAAGAGGCTATGCTTAAACTCATACCTATTCTCAGATATTATAAGGCTCATCTGAGTGTACAAATCCATGACGAGCTACTGTTCTGGGTACCCGAGCAAGCTGCTAATGCATTCCGTATAGCTGCTGCGCATGCAATGGAAAGTGTGACTATTCCACATCTAAGTCTAGCTGTAGAAGGGAAGATAGGAAAAACGTGGGGTGATGCACACTAAGGAGGTACTATGTTCGTAGTCTTTATTGTGGGTGCTATTATCATTGCTGCTGCTGGTGGGTACGCTATTTATGACGCCTTTACGCAGTACGGGTTTTACTAAGCGCGCACGCGTACGATTTTTGTAGCAGACTTTAGTGCAAGTACGTACGCCATCTGCTCGGACCCTTAAGCGTTACGGCTTGAGCCCTGAAGCTTGGCGTGGTATACTTAAGGGCCAGGGGGGCGTGTGCGCTGTCTGCGGTACGGTCCCCAAGTCAGGGGGTTTAGTAATAGACCACGAACACACTAGAGGGTGGGCCAAGCTCCCACCAGAGAAGCGTAGGCTATACGTTCGTGGCTTACTATGCTCCTACGATAATTTCAGGTGGTTAAGGAAGGGAGCAACAACCCAAAGGCTAAGAGCGGCAGCCGATTACTTAGAACGATACGAAAAGACAAGGAGTAAATGAAGCTATTTATAGAAGCAACAATAGACCCTAATGAGTTGGATATCGGTGTTATGGGTAGTTGGTTGGAGGAAGTTAAAGACAAGGTACGGGAGTACGCCAAGTTAGACAAAGCCGAGCTAACAGAAATCCCTAACATACTCAGTATTTAAGGAGTAAATGACACACGTAATCGGATACTACAAGTCTGAAGATGTCCCTGGCACAAACATTAATCTGTACCACGACTATTGGTGGAGTAGCGCGGATGGTGATGAAGTTTGTCTCAATGTAGAAATCGGTAAGGAGACAGCCTACCTGACTAAAGATGAGACTGAGACTTTTGTTGCAGAGCTAATGGAAGCACTCAATGAGTGGGACAACGTAGCGCTCGAAATGAAGCAGAGGTACACCCCTGTTGCAGTTGATGTAGTGGACGTGGAGGTAAACTAATTTGACAACCGACAACGCAGTTAGGCAGCCACTGTTTCGGCAGGGTGGTGGTACAGGTGGGGAGAAGTACGAGTACGTTAATGATGGATTCTACGTTGGTGAGCTAAGCCACTTCGAAGAAGGTCCGGTGTTTACTAACGAAGATGGTACACCCGCTCCTAAGGTACGCTGGATTTGGAATCTGTTTCAGGCTGATGGTGTCACTCCCGTGATGCATGAAGGTAATGTAGTACAGATTGGTGAAATCACCAGTGACAAGACAGGTGAGCGTAGTACTGCTGCTAAGTGGTTCAGCGCACACCTTAAGCGTAACTTCAATAGCCGTGTGGATATTGTTGAGCAGGTAATGCTTGACTGTGAAGGATGCAAGGTTAACCTTGTTATTTCCACTAAGCCTAGTGGGTACAAGAAGATTGACGTATTCCCTGCTAGTTAAGGGCTCGCAGGAGGGCGGGGCGGCTGACAACCGCTCCGGCCCTCTTACGTGGTACTACTGCGGTAAGTGCCGTAAGCCTACGGACATTGAAGTTATGCGGGTGAGAGATGGTATGTACTTTTGCAAGAGGTGCAAATGACTACAGTAGTAGCAAGGTATGAATCGGTACAGGGTAAAAATGCATTGTTTTACAGGACGCCACTACCCGATGGTAGCATGGCGCTAGGCACCAACCATCTTAAACCAGAAATGTATGCCTACGCATACGCAGGTGGTGTTGCCTACCTTACAGGTAGATTGAGGTTGCTGTGAAATTGTTAGAAACAGATTACTCTTATAGCTTCAAGGGTATTGATTGGATTGTGTGGGGTAAAGACAATTATGAGGCAAAGGATGTCTCTATTTATTGGGGGACTGCTGCATACTTTAGTTGTATGAGGTTATTATAATTACAAACGACATACTATCAGCAGCATTAGCCTATGCCGAGCAAGGCTTCCTGGTATTCCCTATTAAATCAGGCGGTAAGACCCCGCTTACAGAGAATGGATTTAAAGATGCCACTATTAGCGGTAGCAGTATCAGGTCATGGTTCGAAGGCAGGGTCAACGGAACTAGAAATATTGCCATTTGCACAGGGCAGGAGTCGGGCTTCTTTGTTATTGACGTTGACCCGCGCAATAACGGACACAAGTCTGCCGTACTCTCGAAGCTGGGTGTGCCTACTGTAGCTACAGGTGGTGGGGGTTATCATTACTACTTCAAATATCCCGCCGAGTCAATCAGGTGGCGGAAGACACTCGACAAAGGCATCGACATTAAGGCAGATAACGGATACGTACTTGTACCACCTAGTGTTACATCAGCTAAATATTCGTTCATCGCAACCACTCACACACCAAGTAATTTACAAACAATTCTTACAGAAGCGCCTGCTTGGCTTGTAGAAGCATGTATTAAGCCTGAGATAAACCCCGCTAAAATAATAACTGGCCACGTTACTAGCGATGTGACAGACACCCGCCCCGGCAGCGTGTTCAACCGCACAGCGTCGTGGTCTGGTATACTAGAACCTCACGGGTGGGTAGCCGTCCGTGAAGAAGATGGTGAAGTTAACGGTGAAGTATTCACCGAAACGTTCTGGCGTAGGCCGGGGAAAGCGGAAGGCGTTAGTGCCACCACAAACTACGACGGGCATGACTATCTCTACGTCTTTACAAGTAGCGCGGAGCCCTTGGAGTCCGGGACCGCATATACGAAGTTCGCTGCGCAGACCAATCTTAATTACGGGGGAAACTATAGCGCAGCATCAAGAGCGTTGGCTAATGGATTTGCAATGGCTGGGCCTACTATAACTACACCTTATTCATTCACACCAGCTACGGAGGCAGACCACTTTGTCCAACGATACATTGATTATGCGTCAAAGCAGACGGATGCTCCTACCGAGTATCATGAAGCCGGGGCACTCACACTCCTATCTATGGCTACTTCACGGTGTCGAGCTAGTCTCGCACCGTACCCCGGAGGGCTACGCAATAACTTATATATCACACTTGTAGGTACACAGGGTCAGTCACGTAAAAGTACTGCTCAGCGTATAGCAATTGATATTGCTAAAGCGGTAATGCCTGCTAGCATCCTACCTAACCGCGCTACTACTGAGGCTCTAATCAAATCGTTGTCACAACACAATGGTATCCCCGCTATCTGGACTCCCGATGAATTCGGTGTAGCGTTAGCAGAAATGTATTCAAGAACATTCATGGCTGGTTTAGAGGAACTACTACTAAGTGCCTACTCCGGTGACGACTATATCTACGAGCGCAGTAATGACACACTCACCATTCGGCAGCCGTATCTCAGTGTTCTCGCCGCCGCTACGCCTGAAAGCATTAGCAGGACTGGGGGAACTGCACTTGAGTCTGGCCTACTACCTCGCTTTGCTGTAGTGTACCCCAAGACTCTGCCTGCACCTAAGCCAGTGGGTAACTCAGTACCTGACCTAGCAGTAGAGCGTGCTAACCTAATCAGTTTTCTTAAGGACTTACTTACTTGGACGAACTCTAATGATAAAGTTACCTTCACAAAAGAAGCACTCAAAATCCTTAACGATGCGGAGTCGGGATTGGTGGGTAGAGCAGGCTCACGCCTGCCCGCAATGTTATACAAAGTCAGCGCGCTTTTGTCTCTGGCATCTAACAATACCAGTGTCGAGCGAAATATGGCTGAGGCTGCTGTAGTTATAGTAAACCGCTGGCGTACAGGTATGGAAAACCTGGTACCACTACTCAGTAAGGGCGGTAGTGACCCCGTGTTTACTCGCCAAGCTGAGTACGCTCTTGATATAGTCGTCAATCATTCAGGGCGCGTAGCACGTACCGTTATTGCTGAGGCACTGCGCCTTAAGGCAAGCCGAGTCGATGAGCTAGAACGTGCCTTGATCGATTGGGGTCAAATTAATTTGGACGTAAAGAACGGCCACAAGATTTGGATGAGACCATAGTGAGAATGTTAAAGAAGTGGGGCCATTATAGAACTACGTGGGTGCTACATGAACCTATGACTATTTACGTTACAGTACTTAACCAACGTAATAAACGCAGTGCTAAATACCTGGTGCGTATGAACGACAAAGATTTAGTCATTCCAGATGCTATTCTGCGTGTAATCTAATGCGTATGACCAACAAGCTAGGTTTACCCCAACCCATCTATGACGCTGTGTGTAACGACACCTACGAACGTGGTGCTGACACCGACATCAGTGTCACCCAGTTAATAGACCCACCCAGACTGGTAGCACTGAGTAAACTATACCAGGAGGTATTAGAAGAAGATGCATCTGATAGAATCTGGTCTTTGGTTGGTCAGTCAATGCACACTATTCTTGAACGTGCTGGTGTTGCCGGGTCTGTTGATGGTGAGTCTGTTGGAGAACAGACCGAAAAGCGTCTCTACGCTACTGTTAACGGGTGGACTATTAGTGGGCAATTTGATTACATTGATAGTGACGGCACACTATGGGATTGGAAACTAGCTAGTGTATGGGAGGTCATGAACGGTGTTAAGGATGCGAGAACACATCAACTCAACGCCTACGCTTATCTTGCCGCTGTTAATGATATCGAAGTCAAACAACTCCGAGTCGGATTTATACTGCGAGATTGGCGCAAACACGCGGCCCGGACTGAGGCGGGGTACCCTCCTTACCAAGTCATGGTTTACCCTATTCCGCTCTGGCCCCTTGGACAAAGAGAGGCGTATCTACAAGAGCGAGTCGTTACCCACCAGGCGGCTAGGATAACGCTGCCTGAGTGCACTCCTGAAGAACGTTGGGCTAAGCCTGACACATGGGCAGCACGCAAGCCTGCTAACAAGCGGGCTAGTAAAGTGTTCGGTTCTGCTGCGGAGGCACACGCATGGGCAAAATCTAGTCCAAGTTATATAATAGAGAGACGCCCCGGAGTCAGTATCCGCTGTGAATCCTACTGCTCAGTTAGTTCTGTGTGTACACAGTTTAAGGGATTAAAGTGAAGGTAGAGTTTACTCACCCACCGTCATGGTGGAGGTTCTCATTCAACGATGAATCTGTACCTATTACACCTTTATGGATTAGTGAATCTACTGTACGTCCGTATATGGCACCAGCAATATTTACATTCGCTGGGGCACAACTAGCTTCACAAGACTCCGGCTACTACATAAAACTACTATGAACAAGGTAAAACGTGACGACGCTAACCTGTGGTGGAACTACACCCTTTGGGACAGAGACAGTACTTGGTTATTGTACACTATTAAAAGAAATGGTAGTTACACTTCTGGTGCTCGTGTAGAGGCCAATTATATTAAACAAGTAGCTGCTCGCTCCGTTAACACAGGTTACTATATGAGGATACTGTGAATAAGCAGACTATAGATGAGTATGGGGTACGCTGGTCGGTGCAAGCACGTGATCCCGCATCGAAGCTGGTTAATACGTTACGGCGTAAAGGTTACATGTATGTGGTATTACCTCGTAAGACTTATCGTACTGGTGAACTAACAGACTGCAATAGTGATGACTATCTGATTAATGTACGACTAAAGGATTGTGTCCAATGCTTACAGTAACTTCTGATTATTATGGTACAACTTATGATATAGGTTATGAGTTGGGGGGTATCATGTATACAACCAAGCTGCCTGACTGGGGCAACCGAGAACCCAAGTTAACCTTTACCCCAAAGCGTACCTTCTACACCGTTAGTGGGTCATTAGACTTACAGCTAATTTAAGGAGTATAATTGCGTACCGTAGTATGTGACCTGGAAACCACCGACCTTAGAGCGGATATTGGTGTCTTAATAGTAGCGTGTTATGGCGTGCTAGACGATGATGATAATATCAAGGAGATGCACACCGAGACTATCCAGTCTATAGGTAAGGGTACAGTAGCTGACCGTGAACGTAAGCTAGCGCTGTGGGCTAGCAAGCAGTGGTCTGACTCCGATATAATCATAGGCCAGAATCACGTAGGCTTCGACCGCCACTTCTTGGATGGAGTGTTGTTCCGTAACCAGCTTCCCATGCTCCCTCCACGTATACTGTGCGACACCTATCAGACAGCTAAGGGTAAGCTTGGTATGGGTGCTAGTATGCGTAACCTGGTGGACATCATGGGTATCGGAGCTAAGGATGCTCCTAGTAAAGATGATTGGCGTAAGGCTAATCACGGGGACAAAGAAGCACTAGAGCGTATTAAAGAGCGTTGCGAATCAGACGTAGAAATGACGGCTGCTATGTGGCGTCGGCTTAAGCCAATCTATTACTCCCGATGGGGACGTTAATGAAAGTAGAAGTTGATATTGACTATGAAAACAAAAGAGCTGAGCGATGGTATCAGTTCGCCGCTGATAAAGAGTGGCGGACTGACGAGATATTTGCTCATGCTCTTACCCACACAGAAGCTTACGCGTGGAGTGATACTAAGTGGTTTAACAGTACACAGTTTGGGTTACGGTTAGTATGAAAGGATTAGTATGACAGTAACACCGGGGCCTGATGCCCCACTACCTATGACATTTAGAGAGACAGTAGAGCGTACTGTCCAGAAGTTTGTACGTGACCTAGTAGTTAACCTAGTAATGGTGTCACCTATGCTGCTTGGTGATGGTGAGTTTAGCGCGGCACTAATACTACCAACTATTGGTCTAGCTTTCTACAGAACGTTTCGCGATGTATTTCCGGGCATCGTTCGGAGGGCCGGGTAAGGTTGCAATTCTCCGAAAATGCATTATATATTCTAAAAGAAAGGTACCTCAGTAAGCACTCCGGTACACAAGAAACTGTTGGTGAGTTTATTGACAGAGTGTCAATGGGTAACCAAGAGTATAAGGATGAACTAATTGCACCGCTTAACTTTCTACCAAATTCCCCAACACTATTCAACATGGACGTTCCCGGAGGGGGGACACTTTCAGCCTGCTTCAAGTTTGACGTTAGTGATACCATGCTCGACGGCTTCGACGGTATCATGGACACCGCTACCAAAGCCGCACTGGTCACAAAGTGGGGTGGCGGTACTGGGTACTACGTCGGGGCTATCCGACCTAAGGGTGCTCTAGTAAACAGTACCCACGGCTCTGCTATGGGACCAGTAGCTGTACTACGGTTTTATAATGGTATCGGTAAGATGATGACTCAGGGCGGTAAGCGTGAAGCTGCTCAGATGGGTATCCTAGACTGCGACCACCCAGACATACGTGAATTCATACACATGAAAGACACTGACCCGCAAGCACTAAGCACGTTTAATATTAGTGTGAGTATTTCTGACAGTTTTATGGGGAGGGCGGTACACCGTGACACCAGGGAACATTCCATACTATGGGAAATGGCCGAAGCTGCTTGGCGTACCGGCGACCCCGGTGTTTATTTCGGGGATAGGGCAGAGGCCGACAACCCTACAAGGTTTTTGGGTAGGCTCACGGGCACCAATCCGTGTGGAGAGGTCCCCTTACTCAATAACGAAGCTTGTAACCTCGGTTCGATTAATCTAAGGAACATGTATGCTGACGGTATCAATTGGGAGCTACTACACAGGACAGCTACACTCGCCACACGGTACCTCGACGATGTTCTCGAACGCAATCACTTCCCCGTGGAATCCGTTGGTGTTGCCACTAATTTCACGCGAAAACTCGGGCTTGGCGTATGCGGTTGGGCTGACCTACTCGCGTTGATGCGTATTCCATACGCTAGTGACGAGGCTGTCAACCTGTTAGAAGCTGTTATTGCGTTTATACGAAAGGCGGCTGATGAAGAATCATTACGACTCGGAGAAGAACGTGGCCCAGCACCGTGCTTCGCTGGTACTGAGATTAGATTCCGTAATGCAACACGGTGCTGCATTGCCCCTACTGGCACAATTGCAATCCTCATGGGTGCAAGTAGTGGAATTGAGCCGCACTACCTCCGTGGGTGGACACGAACCCTCGGCGATGGTACTGTACTCTCTGAACATATAGGTGTTCTAAACGACACAGACTACGTACCGCAAACTGCTATGGAGATACCGTGGGAGTGGCACGTTAAGCACCAAGCTGCTGCTCAGAGACACACTGACTTAGCTGTCAGTAAGACAATTAATATGCCTAACTCTGCTACTGTGGAAGACATTTACAATGCTTATGTGTACATGTGGACACTAGGGTGTAAGGGTGGGACAGTGTACCGTGACGGTTGTCGTGAAACACAAGTCCTTAATGCTGTCGATGAAATTTTAGTAGAGTGTCCTAATTGTGGTGCTGGTATCAAACATGTTGAAGGATGCGCTACTTGTGCAGCGGAGTGTGGGTGGGGACTGTGCAGTACATAATGAACACATCAGATTTTACAACAGATTGGATTAATACCGAAGAAGACCCGTGGATAAGAACTACTGTACCTCGATACACTACGACTACTACAACTACTAATACGTATGCCATACCCACCGTAATCTTTCCTACACAGAATTCACAGCAGTATGCAAATACTGTTCAAGTAGTAGCTGACTACGCTGGTGGTTATTATCTACGTGGGAAGGGGAAGAGCCTACGCCTGCTGTAAATGCTATAGAAGTCATTTGCACTACCGCCCCTGGGTGGGGTACGCTTGTCAGCGGAGCCGTGTTCATGGTAGGCTTTGCCTTAGCCGGTGTAGTGTGCGGACCGCTAGGGTGGTGGCTAGGGGGCAAGGTGTGGAGCATGGTGGGAGGTGATTAATGAGGTTGTGGCATAAGCATTCTTGGGTGTACGACACTTATGAAGAAAGAAACTGGCTACCTGAATGTAACCATAAATATACTCTTAGAATACCACGGTGCAGACACTGTACATCATGCCCTAAACATGAATACTACGATGACTGGAAAGTTGACTGGCCTATCGAGAGGATAGAACGGAATAGGGCTACCCCTATAATCCTATAATGTGGATAACTCGTGACTCCAAACGATGGTTCTACGTACCGGACACCATGAAAGGATTACTGCCTTACCAGCGTGACGCATATATGGCTTATGTTTCAGGACTAGGAAGAAGGTTGCTTAAAGGCATATGACTGTACAAATGATGCAACACGAAGGTTGTGGGTACACCCGTAGGAACGCCGATTTTTGGTACGATTTAGCGTTAAGTAAAGATTTTGTTACTGGATATGAGATGATTTACTTAAACCAAGTAGTACAGTTTCAGGCACCTAGTGGCGTAATATTGAAGGTGCTGTAGTGGCGCGTGTTACTTATGGAAGTACTAATACGTATACTTGGTATGACTTTAATGCCCTAGACCCGTTCTACATCCTTCTTGCGCAAAGGCGCGGGTCAGTCCACACATTACCCTATTTAACAGAAGTGGATGGACACATAGGTCATTCTAGTGGGGCATATGGTTCCCTAAGGATTTTATAATGGCACGTATGCGGCACGGTGATAATAAGTCATACGGTTGGTATGACCTTAATAGTTATGATGCATTTTTCGTTATGCTGAAAGCATATACTCATAATGGTTCCGCACCATTTATAAGTGAACAACGGGACCAGTTAGAACTCACGTTAACTGAGGGCTCACACGTGAGGATTATCTAATGCGACAGTTCGCGATGGACGCTGCCACTGAGGTTAGGCTAGAATCCAATATGAAGCAGCGCGTAGGTGCTGCTCTTGTTCGTGGGAATAGAATTATAGGTCTAGCTTCTAACAAGACAGGGTGCTCACCGGCAGGGGGGTGGTCTAGACATGCAGAAATACGTGCTTGTATTAACCGCAACGCGTTCGGAGCGTCCGTGTATGTATCACGGGTACACGGACATAGCGGAACCCCGCTTCTTGCTAAGCCTTGCAGGGTATGTCAAGCATGGCTTACTACCATTGGTGTCCGAAGGGTCTACTTCTCGGTAGCTGAGCCTCCGTACTGGGAGGAAATGAGGTTATGAAGAAAAAGAAACCTGTGTATGTTACACACTGCGTATCCTGTAATGTAGAGATACGTGGTACAGGGAAGTTTATTAAACTACGGTGCCCCGATTGTACACCTCGTCGTAAACTACGAAACCTGGGGGATAAATATACTGCTAGTGATGGGTATGTAACAGTACTCACAGAAAGTGGCGCTGTTGCAGAGCACAGGTTAGTTATGGAAAAATTACTGGGTAGAAAATTACTCCCAGGAGAGAACGTTCATCACAAAAACGGTATACGCGATGACAACCGCCCCGAGAATCTTGAATTGTGGGTTAAACCACAACCATCGGGGCAGCGTGCAGGGAACCTCCAATGTCCCCACTGTGGTAAAAGGTACTTGGACACCGATTAACTAAAATATGCTAAGAAAAACCGTTTAGGAGTAAAATGGTTAGGTTCAGAAATTTATGCTAGCGAACAAAAAGCCTAAGACCCTAACCCTAAATTGTAGTGGGTGCGGAAAAGGTGTGAGAAACGTCCTCCCTTCACACGGAGGGAAGGTGCTTGAGGCATGGCATCCAGCATGCAGTCCGTATGTAGGTAAGGGTATCGGGGGTTAGTGTGAAGGTACTGGTTGCGTGTGAATTCTCTGGGGTTGTACGAGACGCATTCATAGCCCGTGGACATGACGCTATTAGCTGTGACCTTCTTCCCTCAGAGTCTCCCGGCCCCCACATACAAAGAGATATCCGAGAGATAGACTTGAGCGTGTACGACTTGATGATTGCGCATCCTCCATGTACACATCTAGCAGTCTCTGGAGCACGGTGGTTCAAGGATAAGCAGAAGGAACAGGCGGAGGCCCTTAACTTTGTACGGTATCTACTTGAAGCACCTGTACTAAAGATTGCCTTAGAGAATCCTATCAGTGTTATCTCATCACGTATACGTAAGCCAGACCAGATTGTCCAGCCGTGGATGTTTGGACATGGGGAAACAAAAGCCACCTGTTTATGGCTTAAGAATTTGCCTAAGCTGAAGCCCACGAATATTGTAAATGGGCGAGAGCACCGCGTACATCAGGAACCACCATCACCTGAGCGGTGGAAGAACCGTAGTCGTACGCTTCAGGGAATTGCTGATGCTATGGCGGCACAGTGGGGTTAAATAAAAAAGCGGTTGCTGAAGCGTGGAAAGTGTACGCTCGCAACCGCTGGCCTAGTATGAATCCGTATCACTTATCTCTAGAGTCTGCTGCGGAGCACTTTGCAGCAGGTTATGAAGCAGGGGCTAGTTTTTATGCCTAGAGTTACAGAAAAGCTAGAGACACTACACACCGGCAGCGCTACCACATACTTTGTACTAGATGATATTACTAGCATATTGGTACTAACGAACAGAATATTCCCTAAAGCATCTGGTTGGTGTGACATAACTAACCTCTGTGTAAAGGTGGTCTAATGTGCTCTGAGTGTGGATTCCTACCAACTAAGCATTCAGTATGCTGGTGTGCATTGTACGGCACTAACGCCCCCCACTGGAAATGTCTACGGTGTAACTACGAATGGCTTAGCACATCTAGTCTAGCATATCACCGCTAGACACTACCCACAAACCATTACGAAATATAATTGTAGAGTTAGTATCATCAGCTATACGCCACTGCTGAAAGCGTACTGACTTGCAATCGTAGCAGGGGCACTCTGGGTATTCCCCTAGGTGGGGCATCCTACTGTTACCCGCGTATTAATGTGATAAACATATTGACTGCTAACATAACAGAAGCTGTAGCTAAGGCGATCAGTACCTTAGTAATTCGTTCATTA